TGCGTCCTTCTTTTTCGGATGACCCAGAACAGCCCGAACTAGCCAGGATTGACCACGATCATCTCGAGGTGGCACCGACTGGCCGCGATGAGCCACGGCTCGAGTCTGCTCACTTGGGGGGAATGCACTTTGGTGATGCTGTTGCGGCTTGGGCGTCTAAGTATTTGCAGGTTAATTTGTTTCCGTGGCAGGTGCGTGCGTTGGCTGGGCAGTTGCAATGCGATGAGTCTGGCAATTTGGTGTTCCGCGAGGCGCTTATTTCGACGGCTCGTCAGAACGGCAAATCGGTGGCGTTGCAGGCGCTTATTGGTTGGGCGGTGACTGAGTATGCTGAGCATTTGGGGCGCGCAGTGCATGTGTTGTCCACAGCTAACCAGCTTGACCGCGCCGAGGCTATCCACACGTCGCTGGCACCGGCGCTGGTTGAGTATTGGGGCGGCAAGAACAGCCAGGTGGTTGGTCGCAAATCTGTGACCCGTTTGCCGCATGGGTCAACGTGGAACATTAGGGCTGCGACAGCCAGATTGCACGGCGGTTCCTACGACCTCATTGTTGTGGACGAGCTTTGGAACATTCCCGCGATGGTTATTGACGAGGCGTTGCGCCCGTCCATGATTGCGCGGCCAGCGCCGCTACTGTCGTGCTGGTCAACAGCTGGTGACGCAACCAGCGAAGCCATGATCCGTATGCGTGAGCGTGGTGTTTCCGAAATTGACCAGGGTGAGACACCCACCCTTTACTTTGCCGAATGGTCGTTGCCGCCTGGCGTGTCAGCTGACGACGAACGGTATTGGGGCTACGCCAACCCGAGCCTAGGTCACACGATTACCGTGCAGGCATTACGGGCCGCCAAACTCAATGAGTCGTTTGCTCGAGCGCACCTAAACCAATGGATTACAGCTCGAGGCGCATGGCTAGACCCAGGCGAATGGGGGCGCCAAAAAGTTGATCACCCATTCCCTGCCGGTGGAGTTTTAGCCATTGACAGCAGCATTGACAGTGCCCGCTATGTAGGGGTGAGAGCCGCGCAGCTTGATGGGCGCGTCATGGTAAGCGTTGAGTTTGTTTGTGACACCGAGCAAGAATTGTGGGCGCATGTTGCCCGCGTTATGGGTGATCGAAACATCACGCTGGCGGTCACTCCCAGCCTGATTATTCATGTGCCTGTAGATTTGCAACGCCGCGCTACCACCGTCGGCTACCGCGAACTAACCCGCTACACTGGCCTAGTCAGGTCAATGATTAAAGAAGGCCGCGTGGTTCACGACGGCAACGAACAGCTAGCCGAACACATCGAGCGGGCAGTTTTGGTCAAATCTCAAAACACCGTGGTGCTGTCGTCACAGAAATCGCCTGGCCCAATCGAAATTGCCCGCTGCACCGTTTGGGCTGTCAGCCTTGTGTCGCGACCAGTTTCTAACCAACGCCCAAGCATGGCCATCGTTCGATGACCTAGGCTGGTTTAGTAGGCGCGTCGTCTGGCTGTTGTCGGGACGACGGGCGGCGCGCCACAGATCGAGGACAACATGGGCATCTTCACACGACGCGAGAACAAAGCACAGATTAGCCCTGTCGGTGCTGTGCAAAAGGCCGCAGCTGTTGGTGGCACGAACCTGTACCAACCACAAATGGCTGGCCCAAACCTTGTCGGGCAGTATTACACCTACGTCGAAGGCGAAGCACGAAACCGCGCCATGCAAGTGCCTGCCATCTCTCGAGCGCGTGACCTGCACGCCAGCGTTATCAGTGCAATGCCGCTCAAAATGTACCGCGAGCGTTGGAACGAAACAGACCGCGAAACAATGTACGAAGATTTGGCGCCGCGTTCATGGTTGCGCCGACCTGACCCCGCTATCCCATACGAAACGCTGATGGCGTGGACTTTTGACGACTTGTTTTTCTTTGGTCGCGCGTTTTGGTACATCACCAGCCGCACACAAGACGGCTACCCCGCATCATTCACACGCCTACCAGCAGGCTCAATCACCACAGAAGACCAATCAGGCCCCGTGTGGTACGCACCGTCAAACGCTGTGTATTTCCAAGGCGGTGCCATTGACCCCGACTTGCTGGTGCAATTCATCAGCCCGCTGCAAGGCGTCATTTACTCAAGCGAGCAAGCCATAGCCACCGCGCTCAAAATCGAAGATGCGCGCTACCGCAACGCCAACACCGCCATCCCGTCAGGCATCTTGAAACAGACCGGCGGCGAACCGTTGAGCGCCACCGAGTTGGCTGACCTTGCCGCCGCGTTTAACGCTGCTCGATCATCAAACCAAACCGCAGCCCTAAACGAATTTCTAAGCTATGAAGCGACAACGGCAACGCCTGACAAAATGCTGCTAATCGAGTCGGCGCAATTCAGCGCGCTACAAATGGCACAAATTTGCAACATTCCACCGTACTTGTTGGGCGTTCCCACAGGGTCATACGCCTACACCAACAGCCGCGAGTCGCGTTGGGATTTGTGGCTATACGGCACCAAAACTTACGCCGAATGCATTACCAGCACCCTGTCGGCTAACGCTTTTTTGCCAAATGGCACATACGTCGAATTCGACACCGACGAATACTTAGGCGAAATAGACGACGCCAACATGAACCGCACCGACGTCATGGTGCAAGAAGACACACAAGAAACGAGGGCATAATGCCGTACTACATCACGCGAGAATCACAAGAATGCGCAGGCTACGCCGTTGTCAGCGTGTACGAAGACCAAACCGAACTGCACGGCTGCCACCTAACGCGCCAAGCTGCCATTGACCAAATGGTTGCCATGAGCGAAGAAGAAGGCATCGAACCAGGCGGCGACCTTGACCAAATCGAAGAAACCATCGAAGAAGACATGGCCAAACCAGCGCCCGTGGTGCAGTTGGCCGCGCCCGTCACCATCATCAGCTTCTCAGGCAACAACGTCACGCTCGAGGCAGCAGCCGAAGGCAAACCATCCCGCACTATCAGCGGCATCGCAGTCCCCTACGGCGAAACCGCCACCGTGTCAGACGGCACCCAGGTGCGCTTCATGCCAGGCTCGCTACCCGTCGAAGGCAAAGCCCCCAAGCTGTTTATGTACCACGACGCCAGCCAGCCGGTTGGCCTTGTCACCAGCCGCGTCGAAACCGATCAAGGCATGTTGTTCCAAGCCAAAATCAGCAACACCGCTGCAGGCAACGACGCGCTCGAGCTGGCCAAAGACGGCGTAATTGACGCGGTAAGCGTTGGCGTTAACCCCACCGAGTACGACATGGACGGCGACGTCATGGTCGTGCGCGCAGCTGATTGGATGGAATTGTCATTAGTTCCCATTCCGGCGTTCAGCGGTGCTACTATCACCGATGTGGCTGCGGCCGCAAAGCTTCCCGACACAACTAAAACAACCCCACAGAAGGAAGCAGAAGTGGAAGCATCACCAGTCGAAGCAGCCGTCGAGGCCGCTATCCCAACCGCACCAATCCCCGCACAGCCCAAGCGTGAATTCCGCATGCCATCCGCAGGCGATTACCTTGCGGCCATGCACATTGGTGGCGACACGTTTGCAAAAATTAACGCCGCGTATCACGAAGCTGCAAAGGCATCACGCAGCACCATTGAGGCCGCTGCAGGTGACGTCATCACAACCGACACGCCTGGCCTTTTGCCGGTGCCGGTGCTTGGCCCGTTGGTTCAGGACATCAACTTCATCCGTCCGGTTGTGCAGGCTGTGGGCGCTCGCGCTTACCCAGACGGCGGCGCACAGAAGACGTTCATTCGCCCAACGATTACCACGCACACCAGCGCGGCATCGCAGGCAAACGAATTGGCAGCAGTGTCGGCAACCACAATGGTGATTGCGTCAAACAGCGTCAGCAAGACCACTGTTGCAGGTCAGGTCACTTTGTCTGTGCAGGACATTGACTTCACTAGCCCCGCAGCGATGAACCTCATCCTTAATGACCTCATGGGCGAATACATGCTCGCCACTGACAACATTGCGGCCGACGCATTGCTCGCAGGTGCAAACGCATCAGGCACATGGGACTTGACCGCAGCCGATTTGGTGAAGTCAATCTATGACGCAGCCGCTGACATCAGCAATGGCCGCAACTGGTTCCCGACGCACATGTTTGTCAGCCCTGACGTTTGGGCGCAGCTCGGCCAGACGGTTGACTCGACCAACTCGCCGCTGTTCCCGTTCATTGGTGCAGGACTCACCGGCCAAAACCGTTTGGGTTCACAGAACGCGACGTCATGGAACGGCAACCCGCTCGGCCTCGAGCTAGTCGTTGACAGCAACTTTGCTGCTAAGACGATGATTATCACCCGCGTTGGCACCGGCCAAGGCGATGCGTTTGAGTTCTACGAGCAAATCAAGGGCCTCATGTCGGTGGAAATCCCATCCACGCTTGGCCGCACGTTCTCGTACCACGGCTATGTGTCAACCTTTGCGGCAATCGGCGGCATGATCCGCAAGATCGTCCAAGCCTGACCCAAACTGAAAGGCGGCGGCTGTGGCCGTTTACAGCGTCATCGCCACACAACGCCTAGACGATTACGGCTGTGTCAGCACCCTCACAGACACACCCATCGAGCCTGGCCAGTCAATAACACTGGCCGGGCTTGGTGATGGGCTTGACGGCACATTCACCGTGTTGGCCTGCCCACAGTACGCCTACGAAGGAACCAACGCCGACACAGGCGAATGGCTATTCGACACATCGCAACCACGCGCCAACCAGGTGCTGTTTTACGACGCAGGCGCCGACCTTGACTGGTCAGTGCTTACCACCCTAGGCACGTTGACATGGACACAAACCTGCACATGGATTACCGGCACCAACATCAGTGACTATTTGCAAATCCCGTTGACTAGCGCCGGTGCGGCCACGTTGCTTACCCAATGCGCAGCTGCAGCCAACGCTTTTGCCTATCGTCGCCGTGTAGAGGCCGGTTACTTGCAAGACAGCCTGACAACCAGCCCAGGTGGCGACGTCACGTTAGGCACCATCATGGTCGGGGCCGCGTACTTCCGTCAGCAAGGCAGCTTCACCAGCCTTGCGTCGTTTGACGGTATGGGCGCCCCGCCTAGCACCGGCGTAACCCCTATGGTTATGCAGCTGTTAGGCATCAACCGCCCACAAGTGGCCTGACATGCCGTTGCCGTACACCGACCTGTTTAACGAGGCCATTGACGACCTGCGCACCACGCTGGCCACCATCAGCGGCCTGCCCGTCGCCACAGACCCCCGTCACATCACCACCAGCTGCGTGTTCATTGACGCGCCATCATTTGAGGCATGGAACTACAACATTGTGCGCATGGACTTCCCCGTCAAAATCATTGGCAGCGGCCCGGGCAACCTTGACGCTTTGCGTGACATTCTGCAAATCGCGGCATTAGTCCTAGCCAAAAACGTTGCCGTCAAATCTGGGCAACCATCCGTCACCAGCATTGGCGGGCAGGACTACCCTAGTTATGACCTAACTATTTCACTACAGGCGCAAACCGCATGAAATACCGCATTATTAGCCCCCGCATTGGTACACCAGGCGCCCTATGGGAACCCGAAGTGTTTGTCAATGTCCACGCGCTGCTCGAGGGCGGTTTCATTGAGCGAGCAACCGACGAAACACCCGACGCACCCAAACCAAAAAAGGCTAAAGTAGTTAAGAGCGAAAAGGACTAACCATGGCAACCAGCACCTACCTTTCCAACCCCGTCGTCACGGTCAACAGCGTTGACCTGTCCGACCAATGCACCGCCGCCACATTCACGCACCGTTTTTCGCAACTCGAGAGCACCGCGTTCGGTGACACGTCGCGCAAGTACGTTGCGGGCCTTGGCGACCATGAGGTCACATTGTCGCTATACATGAGCTACGCAGCCACAGAAACTTACGCAACGCTCGCCAGCCTTGTCGGCACCACTACCACGGTGCGCGTACAGCCAGCAGCCCCACCGGACAGTGCCGTGAATCCGGGTTTCGTTCTAACGGGGTGCCTGTTATCCGAACTGCCAGTCATTAACGCCAGCATGGGTGAGCTGTCCACCATTGACGTCACGTTTGTCGGTGGCGTTTACAGCGTTGATACAACCGTTTAAGCCAACAGCCACAAAGGAAGTCCCGGCATGAAAATCACCATCGCGCTTGACATGGGCGACCATGGTCGCCACGAAGTCAGCACCAACCTGTGGGTCATAACCCAATGGGAACGCAAATTCAGGCGCAAAGCCAGCGACCTAGCACAAGGCATAGGCGTAGAAGATTTGCTATACCTAGGTTTCGAGGCATGTAAAGCGCACAACATTGTTGTGCCAGCCGCGTTTGATGATTTCATTAAACGTGTCAACAACGTTGACGTCATCAACCAAGAGGCCGAAAACCCTACCGAAGCGGCACCTACCGACGACAACTAGCCGAGCTGCTAGTAGTCACCGGCTGGTGGCCGCCAAATGTAGAATTCACTACCGACGATCTAGCCACGGTGGCTGTCGTCGTCAAAGAGCAACGGCGGCGCCTATGACAACCAACGTGTCAATCGAAATTGTGGGCGCAAAACAGGCCATTATTGGGTTGCGTAAAGTTGACCCCGAGTTGCGAAAAGCGTTTAACCGCAACGTCAAAGAAGTTGTCAAGCCTGTTGTGGACGAAATGAAGCGCAGCTACCCGCAAATGCCGTTATCAGGCATGAAGCGCGGCTGGCGCCCAGGAGACCGTTTCCAAGCATTTCCATACGATCAGCGACGCGCCCAACGTGGCGTGAAATACAAAATTGACACCAGCCGCAAAGCCGTGTCCCTCATCCGCATCC